TAGCTTTTTTAAGTAGCATATGAGGACATACTTCTAAACTAAATTTAGCACATTCTTCATGCATAGCAGGATCTGAAGATACTTTGTTCTTCAAACCCATAGGCCCTGAAATGTAATAGTACTTATTAGCATCTAAAGGCTGTCCACAGATCATGCAAACTTTATACTTTACACAAATCTGTTGTTTTCTGGCATCCATGTACTTAAAATTAGGACTGCCATCTTCATTTATAGGAATGAAAAACGGAATTGGATAACCTCTAGGATCCAGCTTTAGGTTTTTTAAACGGTCTGGAAACTTTATGCTTTTTAAATCTTTCATACTTCTTACAATGTGCTAAAATTAAAACATCCATTGACATTGTGAAATCATCTGGATATACAGCCACAAATTTACCTTTATCAGTAGCTTTACCTGATAAATTATGTAAACCTGTTTTCTCAGGTAATGCTTTATGTGTTTTAACATATTCATCCTTGATTACTTGACCCAGTTTCTTGATCTCAAATTTATTAAGCTTCTTCTTCAGGATTTTTATTCTCTGGTACAAAGTATTCCTCTGTACTTGTGGTTTTTGGTTCATTGCCTTCTAGGTTAAATAATTTCTCAACATCATAAGCTTCTGGAACACCAGTGTTTTTAGATGGTACTGGTAAATAACTATAATTACTAAGCTTAAAGCCATCTTGTTCACCGGTAAGTAAGCAGACCATCAGGTAGCTGTTGCTAAACTGAATAATACCTTCTCTGTTACCTAGTTTACTACAAAAAGCATTAAAAGTTCTGTCTCTAAAATCATAACCTAAACCAGTATCATTCAGATAATGTTTAGCTCCAACATCTCCACAGCCTTTTAAGCCTGGGACATTATCAGTTCTGTCACCTTTTAATACTTGAAAATATAGATTATATTCAGATTCTGATATACTAATTATATAGGTTTTACCATCCTTGTAATTATAATGAATACCTGGAATTTGATTAAGATCTTTATCAATATGAACTATCACATGATCTATATTACTTAAAAATCTCTCATTACAAGCCATTATACTAACTGCATCTTCAGCTTCAATACCTTCTATCAAATTAAATCTCCAGTAGTGAAATAATCTATGGGAAATTACTCCTCCCCACTTCATGTACCAATCTGGCTTTGTAGTTCCTCTGTTAGCTTTATACTCAGGATTCATCATATGTCTGAAAGTAGGATGAACTCCTCCCATAAAACCTACATACTTAGTAGCTTTACAATCTTGTAGAATTTTAAACATGAAATCATCAGTCTGCTTAATAACCTGTTCATAACTACTAGCTGCTTGTGGTAAGTCCTTACAATACCAGCCTATAATATAAACCAGGCTATCTGCATCAATGATTGCTTTCATCTTCTTTAGCTTTTAAAGCTTTTTTAATTAATACTTCTGCAAATTTAATACACTCATCAGGTGGCATACCAATAGTATGAACTGGTTTCCCAAAATCCATTACTATTCTGCCTTCTAGAATACCAATCTTCATTTCTAAAGCTCCTTCATCATTAGCAGTAAGTTTTCCATCAGGAAAACTACCTATTGGAGCTTTTCCTGTTAAAATTGAAATTATGATCTAATCCAAGAAATACTGTAGAGATAAGTGATTTTCTACCTTTAGCTCTTACATATTCTTGTTTAATAATCCTGTCTTTCTTGTTACCGAAATCATAAGCTTGTGCCCATTCTATCATTGTACAAGGTACAGGTATCTTGTTTACCAACTTATAATATTCCATATCTTAATATTTATCTATTCTAAAGCTGATCTCTCAGCATCTAAATCTCTATTTAATGCAGCTTCTGCTGTAAATTTTTCAGGATACCTAATCCTAAGTTTAGCTATTACTTTCTCCATAGCCAAGTGTAAATCTACTTTAATACCCATATCATAGAAATTATGACACATGATATTAAGTAAGAATAGCTCATCAGTAACTTTTTGTACATCAAGTTCTTTGCCATAGGCCATATGTTTTTTAATAACATCAGCCAGGACAGTACTTTGTTTAAATAATTCATTAAATCCAAAAGTGTGGTTACCGGCAGTAACTTCCATTAGTGGATAATCTATTAATGTAGCCATGTTTGCTATGTACCACATAATATCTCCTAATTCTTCTCTTACATTAACTTCATCAATATCTTTCTGAGTATGGTGTAAAGCTGTATATAGTTCTCCAAGTTCTGTATAGATACCTAAAGCCATATGAGAAGCATTATTTCCAGAACTCCCTAGATTAGGACAAGTTCTTTTAGCGTATTTCTGAAAATCTACTACATTCATTTTTCTAACAGTTTGTAAAAATCCTCTTTCTTCAAAATCACATAATCTCCCTGTGTAACAAACCTGGTATTAACTTTTTTAGTCTTGCGGTGAATAATCACATTCTTGTTTTCATTTACCGGCATAGAATTTATAATTTCATTGTAATCTAAGTTAGCCTTAGAGTTCTTACATTGAAAATTAAATCCTGGTGTAAAGCATATGTCTACTTTCTGATCATCTAAGCTCTTGCTTTCTAATCTGGAAGTGCATGCTTTATTAAATAAAGGAAATCTTGCTTTTAATTCATTAACTATAAATCTCTCATAGTTATTACCTGCAGTACGGTTATTTCTTGCTTTTGCCATAGTTTAGAATTTAACTAGACAAATATAGAAAAAAGATTAGGGATAGTTTTCACAGATCAAATCAGCAATTCCCTGCTTAGAAGGCAGGAGCTACAACTTTTCACCAATCAACTTCCCTAATGTCTTTATTTCTTCACAGAAAAGACCAGCTATTTCTAACTGGCCTCTTACTGCAACAAAACCTCTCAAAGTTTATGACTCCAAAAGTAGTGATGAAGTACTTAAGTCACAATAGAGAAGGTGTTTTTATTATCATACTTAACACATTGATGTTCACCAACATATTTCTGACCTACAGAAGAACCTTTAAATTGTTCAAAAGTAGCTCCGAGAATACCAATAAAATAAGCATTAGCATTATATACAGAAATATTATCTTGCATATCAGTAATGATAACACTTGGTCTATTAGTCTTCTCAATATTTCTGATTACAGTATCAATAGAGGTTCCTCCTTGACATTGCATCAATGCAATAGCATGATTATCTGCTAATTTAGGATGCAAATGTCCTTCAAAAGGATAAACATCTTCAACAAAGCCAAGATTTCTCAGCTTAATAGCTGTAATTTTAGCCATGTCTAATCCTGAAACAGATGCTTGACTACTTTTACCTCTTTCATCATAAGAGTAAATTTTACTGCTCATACTTCCTGAAATATCAATATATACATCAAATTTCATGTGATATTGTCTTTCATGAGTAAGCACTTCCTCCAGGTTAATTGCTCTCAAAGCAGGATGTAGATTTTCAACACCTACTAAATCATCAATCCCATCAGCTTCCATCAAGTCTACATGGTATTCTTTGTATCTTGAAGAGAAGTAAGACTTAGATAAATTCAAGGTAGTCTTGATAAAGCTATTAACTAATCCAGAATCTATCTGGATATGCTGAATAGCTTCCTGGTAATCCATGAACTCTGATAACTGGCCTAAAGAAAAACTTCCCATAGATTTATCAGAACCTAGTTCACCACTGGCTTCTCCACTAGCTTCAGCATTTTCAATTCTACCAGTAGCATTTTGCTGAGCCTGCTGCATAGCCTGATCCAGTTGCTGGTTACCTTGGCCAGAGCCTAACATCTTCTGAAGCATTTTCTGCATTCCAGATTGTCCTTTGCCATCTTTACCTTCACCATCACCTTGTCCAGGTCCCTGAGGATTCTGCTGTCCATATAACAGCAATAATTGTCTTACAATTTCACTTGTATAAACATAACTGTTAAATGGACTATCCTGAGTTACAGCCTTCATGTAGTACTCAGTAGCTTTGTTCATTAAGAAATCAAACAGCCACTTATTGTCCTCATCAGTTTCTGCAATAGTCATGTCTTTAGTAGGCGTGTAATTGATATTGTAAGCATCATAAAGCATGTATTTAGGAAAGATCTTTTCCATATCTGCCTCAAATTTTGCTTCTTGACCTTGTGCAAGATCATTGCAATAAGGTTGAAGTTGTTTTTCCATAACAAACTTCTTGATGTCTCTCATCAACAAATCATATAAATCACGCTTATCCCAGTAAGAAAGCTGGGGTTTAACCAGCTCTCTTTCTGAAACTTTAAAGACACTTTCAAAACTGGATCCCCAGTCATCCCAGAAAGATTGTTTTTTCTTCTTCCCAGGATTATATGAATATGCCATTATTTTTTATTGTTTTTAAGTGAGTTAAATTATTTAGTCCACTCTACAGCAGTCTTGTTACTTTCCATAGATTCACGCATCTTTTCAGCAGAAGCAGAATATACAGGGTGAGCTTGCAAGGTTTTGTTTAAATCCTGTGCAATCTCTTCCATGTCTGCTTTGGAAACATCTGCATGTTTAGCGGCTTTCTTAGCTGCTTCTTTGATCTCTTCAATATGAGCCAGGATCTGGTCATAGTTTTGCAGAGACTTGATGTAGTCAATCTTGTTTCTGATAGCAGAGATTTCTGCAGGTTCAAGCTTAGCTGCAAGAGACTTAGCTTTCTCAGCACTTGTAAGAATTTCACAAGTTTTGATAATAGCCTTCTTCACAGTCATATCATACACATAGCTTACTGCAGCAATGATTCTTGGTGCATAAGATAAGCTTCTGTCTGAAAGATCCTGGTAAGTAGCTTCTACAAACAGTCTCAAGGTATCAGAACCTGCAAGATTTTTTGTGATAAACTCATCAATTTCATGAGATTCAGGCAGATTGATATCTACATCAGTTTTTGCACCACCAGTTTTGTAGTACTGCAGCAACTGATTTTTCTGCAAGCGTGAAACTTTGTGTTTCAGTACAAATCTGTCCCAGAAAGGATTTCCTGCTTCTTCTTTAGGAATGCTGTTTACTGCAGAACAAAATAACTCCCAAGGGCAGTATACTTTATCCTTACCGTTAAACAACATCTTCTCATTCATCACACCAAGCATTGAGTTTCTCAAGCCAGGGTTAGCTTTATCAATCTCGTTAATCAAGATCATCTTTGCTCTTGAAATAGGAGAATCCAGCTCATAAATAGGAGCCAAAGCTACTCCCTTGGCATCAAAGCCAGGAGCAAGCAATTTTTCCATATTCACACGACCTTTAATCTCTGCTGGTCTTGTACCTTCATCAGTCTCAAGGATAAATGTATCCTCCAATGCTTTTGTTGCAGAGCCACCATTTAAAGCCATACTGTAGTCAAGCAAAGCTCTGGTTTTACCTACCCCTGGAGGGCCTTCCAGCAATACAGGGTAACCAGTAACATGACCTACTGCGAGGATTTTAAATGTTTCCTGTCTTCCTAAGAGTCCGGTTTTGATGCTAATGTTCTTCATTGATTTAAAAATTAAAAATTAAAGGTAAATTGATTATTAACTATTTATTTCTGTATTCAAAGATCAGTTCTGTGATTTTAAACTCAAGTTGTCTGAGTTCATCTATTCTGATCATGTCTTGTCCTGTTTTAGAGTCCAGGTTCTCGTACTTAGATTTCAAATCTCTAAGAATAACCAAGAAATCTTCAAGATCTCTTAGTTCCATCTTAGGCTTATTAGATGGCCCTGCAGTAATTTTCTTTACATGCGCATCTATAATTGGTAAAATACTGTCTAGTATGATTCCTGGATCTTCAGCTTTCTTATTTTCCAGAATATCCAACAGCTTATTTCTGAGACTTCCACCTCTTAATGCCATAAGTTATATAGTAAGTAATTTTATTAGTAATTGTTTAGTTGCCTGTTCGCCATACTTTTTAATATAATCTGCAATATCTTTCACATCATGCTCTTTAGGAACCCAAATATTAGGAAAAGTATACTTACTAGCTCCTTTGTGTCCTGCAGGATCATCGTCAAACATTACAATAATATGTTTGTATAACAATTTAAGCTTTTCCTGTATAAATTCAGGAATTACTTGTGTTTCTGCTTTAGGAGCAACAGCATCTAAGCCTAAGCTTCTTAACACCATTACATCCTTCATAGATTTTGTGATAAATAATACAGCAGATCTTTTGTTCTTATATTGATGAATTATCTGGTAATAACCTTCTATGTAAGTATTAGGAAAGTTATTTCTAAATTTAAATTCTTCATTATATGGCTGATAGATCTTATGCTTTAATCCTATTCTGTAGCTAAATGCTAAGCCATCAGGTTTTATTAAGTTATTATCTTCTGTGATGATATACTTAACCTGGTTAACTTGATATCTGGATAATGTCAAAATATCAATATTATAAGCTTTCCAGTATGCAGCACCTTCTTTTGAGAAGTTATCATGATTAATTACATCAATGATCTGCTTTCTGGATAACCTGTCAGTAATAGGTTTTAAGAAATCTAATCTATCATTAGTTATTGGCTTACCGGCAAATCCTAAACCAAAGTCTTCATTTATCCTGGCAAATACTTCATTAAAGTTCTTATACCCATAAAGTTCTTTAATAAAATCCAGTACACTTCCCCCCATCCCAGTTCCATGATCATGGTACCTTAATTCACCATTTCTTCCTGGATAAATATTAAAACTAGGTAAGCTATCTGATTTCTCAGTTCTTAATGGAGATAAAATAGCCTGGTTAATGATCAAGTCTTGTTTTAAGTAATAGCAAAACAAGCTATAATCATCAACCAGGCTAAAAATGTCTTCTCTGTCAGGTAAATATTTGTTTTTTCTGATTAATTCATCTAACAGATCAGCATTCATCTTAATTAATTTCCAAACAATTCATCAACATCTTTTACTTCCTGTTCATTACCGCCTTTGGTTTTAGCAGCAGCTCCTGGTACAGGTGTAGGATCTGATAAATTTAATCCTGAATAAGGACCATTTTCATTATCACCTTTTCTAAAACCAAGCTCATATCTGGACCATTTCAGCTTAGAGATATTCTTTCCAACTTCCATAGGTTCCATAAATGGAGCAAACTTAGGAATTGAACTAAAATGCTTGTCTTTAGAAGTTCTTGGCAGTTTCATTCTGAACAGCTTACCTTGATTCTCTTTTGCTGAGATACCAGCATTTAACTGGGCAATAAACTGTGTAGAATAATTATCATAGATCTTATCCAAAGTTGGCTGACGTTTGTTAGCATCAGTTAATGCATTAATAAGATCAGTATCTGCAGTGAATCCCAAACCCTTCAAAGGATCCCACTTAATATTGGTAGATACCATGTAATTCTCCAGTATGTGATTTAATTGCGCTCTGAATACTTTAAGTTTATTTAGAGCATCTTTGTATTTATCAGTTTCATTATCCAGCCTGTCATCTTCTTGTAAAGGCCAAAAATAATAATCCTGTCCATTCTCCTGGGTAGCTGAGCTGCTAGAACTTAGCATGTCCATCAAGCTACCACCTCCATCTCCACCTTGCTCTGCTTTTACAATCAAAGTGCCTTTTTCATTCTTCTCAGCTCCTATTAGCCGAATGTTGTCCTGAATACCTACAGTAATCATAATCTATATATTTGGGTTTATTTAATTAACTGAATAATTTACTAGCAATTTCCTGAGGAACTGCTGATGATTTTACTTCTGTTTTTTCTACTTTCTCTTCTGTCTTAAAATCAGTTTTGTGTTCTGGTTTAAAACTTCCTGAAGAAGATGCTGCTGTTTCTACAATTTCCAGAGGGAAAATCTGAATAGATTCCCGTCTTTCATAAGTAGGTTGACCAGCATTTTTACCTTTTTGAATAATCTTAGGCAAGTGATAAATCTTGGTTTCTGTTTCTTTAACAGGTGAATTGTAGTTAATTTTTAAATCAACAAATGTCCTGTTATCAAATAGCTTTTCACCAGCTTCACAATAAACTTTCTCCAGGTAAGTAATCAAATCATTACCTGCAGTAGTTTTCTGATTAGCTACAGAACTCTTAGGAGTACCATCTTTGTTGTACTTAGCAGATCCAAATAAATCTACTTTACCAAGATGCTTACTAGCTTTTGCAATACATACAAAGCTAACATCAGATGTAAACTGTGACCAATCTGTAGATACAAAAACATCATAGCCATACTCTGGTAATCCTGATTCTTTCTTTTGGAACTCCAGATTATCCTTATCAATTCTTTCCTGGGAAGGGTAAATACTTCCATCAGAAAAGAGCCTGAAGTCTGCTCCAGGGCTTGGGACTTTGCCTCCTATAACATTTACAGGAGACTTGTCAATTTCCTTTAGAGGCATCTCAGCCAGGAAATCAAATGTGATTTTCTTCATGCAATAATAAACTTTAAAAGGTGAATGTTTTATTTAGTTTGCCTTATAGACAAAAGTTTATATTTATATATTTATTTTATTTTAATTTCTCTTACATAGAAATGCTGATTAAGTACTTCAAATAACTGATCTTCTAGTCGGTTAACTTCCCTATCAACTTCATCTTTAGTATAGCTATTAGTTTCAATTTTAACATTCATGTTAATTTTACTAATACTATTTCTTCCTTCTAACACTATTGTTCTTCTCATAATCTTAATCAATAAAGATTTTACTCCAATCTACTTTAATAGATTTATCAGGTTGTTCAGTAGCAACTACAAACTCCTGGTTTCTTAAATGAGCAGGTCTTGCTCCACAAATAACATCATCTGTTGTAATAAAAGTCAAGACAGTATCTTTACCTTTTCTGTACAAATAGCCAATAGCATCAGCATTAGCACAAGTGATGTTCTTTAATTTACCGGTAAGGTCAATATCTTTAGATACTACTTCTGCACCGGCTTTTGCTAAGAATTTATCCTTAACATGTCCTAATAATATTAATCTCTCACAACATTCTTGAAGCATTTTCAACATCATCTCAAATGCTTCCCTGAGATAAGTATATCCAGCACCATCTGGTAAATGCAACACATTCTTGGTAGTATCAAAGTTCTTACCCTGAGGTGTAGCTTTATAGATTTTACCTGCCAATGGAATACACATAGCTTCCAAAGCTGTTACTGTATCTAATGCTATATACTTATACTTAGTACCTGTAATTTGAATTTTATTACAAATAGCTCTTAGTTCATTAACATTCTTAGCCTGGA